GAAAATTCATATAATCAAGCCAATATTGCATTAAGTGCTGCTAACAATATCAGTAGTAACAGTGAATTTAAAAGCATTACATTAACCAATACTGGTGTTACTGGCAACAATACACTATATTCTGGCGCTTTATATACTTTTGTGCGCCCCAACTATTCTGCAAATACCGTTGATTACATAGCAGAAGGTGTAGCCATAACTCGTGGTAATCAAAAGGGCCTATACAATCCACTTTATTTTGCATCTTATGATGACGCTACAGCCAATAATGGTAATCAAGGTATAATTAATAATACAGAATGGTATCGTGGCACATGGGGCGATTTTTCTGATGTAACAACCAAGACATATGTTTCATGGGTAGATGCTGTAAATAACGCACCACCAAGTTCTGTTGGCGCAGAAATGATTATGCATGATACGATGAACGATAGTTATTATGCTGTCAAGTTTTTGAGTTGGCAAAGTTCAGCACAAGGTGGCGGTTTCAGCTATACAAGACAACTTATTAATACCATAACACCAGTAAGATTCACAAAAACAAATTATAATAGTGAAGTTGACTATATTGATGCTAATGTAGCCATAACTCGTGCTAACAATTCTGGTCCATATAATCCTCTTGTTGAAGAAGGATGGAATTGGGAATCATCACCAACAAATACACTATGGAATACCGAAGGATGGGACGACTTATCAGATGTGACATCAAGAAATTATGTCACATTCTATGCTGCTGTGGGAGTCAATAACGGTGTTGGTCGTGCAATACCATATAAAGAATTGGTTATGAAAGATACACAGAATAACAAATACTATAAAATAAAAGTAACAGAATGGCATGGTAATAATTCTGGTGGCGGATTCAGTTATACTAGAGAGTTGATTGACACAACAAATGCTAAAGTTGGTATAAAGTTTTCTGACGGCAGTATTCAACATCAAGCAGCAATCCAACACATACCACAGCACACATCAAACAACAATATTGATTATTATATCAAGAAAGAAGACGCCAATAAACACATATACATGAAAGATGGCTATGATGTTTATGTTCCATCCAATATTGAAGTTCCGTTTGAGTTGGGAACAACGATTGTATTAATTTCTGGAGCAAGCAATCTTCATGTTTATTATTATGGTGATGACACAGTAGTAATTCGTGGTGCTGGATTAAATTCAACAAACCAAGACAGCAATTCACTTTACATTCCACAACGATCAATTGGGACATTGATAAAGATTGGTGAGAATGAGTGGATGCTTTCAGGAGCAGGATTGGCAAACTAATGAGTATTGTTTCTGGTATCATAGCATCTGCTGTTAGCGTATTAAATGTTCCTGAACCAGGAAGTAGTGTTGCATCTTTGCCAACTACACAAAACAGCTTGAGACGAGCATACTATTCTGGTTATCATAATGAAGATCCCCTGTATACATTAGATAAAGTTCCAAGCAATGTAACATACACATCAACAATCCAAATAACAGAAAGTGGTGATGATTTTACTGTAGAATGGACAGGTTGGTTCTATCCGCCTGTTACAGATAATTATAGATTCTCAATAGGAAGTGATGACGGATCATATCTATGGATTGGCACTCCAGCATTAACACCAGAACTTGCTAATACAAATGTGTCTAATGGTGGACCACATGGTCAATCATATGTAAGTGGTTCAAAAGTACGATTGATTGCTGGTAAATTTTATCCAATAAGATTACTATTTGGTGAAATAGGCGGCGATCAAAATATGGATGCTTATTTTATTAGAGATAACAATGGAACACAAGTATCATTAAGTTCTTATGTATATACTGAAGTTCCAGAAACACAGATTGTGGCTAATTCTACAGTATTCCTTGATGCCACAACATATGGTGGATCTGGTAATTGGATCAATCTTGGCACAAATACATCTGCAAATGCTGACATAACAACAGTCACAGCAGCACCAACATGGTCAAATAATTTTGGTGGTATGTTCTCGTTTTATAATGTTTCTCGACAATATGCACAGCTTCCAAATCTAGGCACATTAAATAATTTCACAGTAAGTGGATGGATGAGACAATCAGGTCAAGTAAGCGGAGGTGCTTGTTTAATTACAGAGGGATATGTTGGAACAGATTTAAATTTCTCTATTGGTCATCTTCCAGGTTATCCAGGTGATTATGGTATGTCTGCTGGCGTGTTTGATCAACAAAATGCAACATGGTATTATGCTTCTGGTTCAGTTCCAGATGTTAATAAATGGTATCATTATACACTTACATTTAATGGATCAAACATATTGTTTTATGTTAATGGTAGACTTGTTAATACAGCACTGTTTAATGGAATAGCTATCACTAGTTCTGGTGAGCCAATTTATATTGGTAGACGTTGGGATAATTTCTCAACATCAGACAGTTATATTTGGGGTGATATATCAGTAATAAATATCTATAATAGTTGTTTGTCACCAAACGAAGTAGCACAAAACTTCAACTATCATAAGTATAGATACGGTCTTAATTATTCATTGACGAATTGATAAAACATGAGCAAAACAAACGACGCATTATCAGAAGCATTGGGCGTAGAAACAAAAATAGAAGTTTTACAACCTATAGAAAAAATAAATATTGAGCATGTTGATTTACCTGATCAGGAAAACGATTATCAGCTTAGCAGGAACACATTTCGTGATTTGATACGCAAGGGTAATCTGGCTATTGACGATATGCAAGAACTAGCAAAACAAAGTGAGCATCCTAGAACATATGAGGTATATGCTACACTAATTAAAACAATTGCAGATGTTACCAAGGACCTATATGATCTTCAAAAGAAGACCAAAGACCTCAAAGAAATTCGTGGTAAGCCAACACAGCCAGAAGGTGCTATAGCAGTCGAGAAAGCAGTCTTTGTAGGAACAACAGCAGATTTATTAAAACAGGTAAAAGGGAACAAACAATGAAAAGTTTAAAAGAAATAAGACAAAATTTAAAAGAAATAAGACAACAATTAAATGAACTTGCAGGCAAGCCACCAGGTGGCTTGCCACCCGGTGACAGTGAAGTCGGTTCTGGTGGTGGCGGTCTTGAAGATAACCATAATGCAGCAGTGAGTATGGCAGCATCTAATTTAGGACCAGAAAAAAGCATCAATCATCTTCATAATCGAAATGATTCAGTCGGTGAAACATTAAGAAAACTTGGAACTATGACAACTCTTATACATGTGCCGAAAGGTCATCCAAAGATTCCTGAAGGTCATGCTATAAAAGTTGAAACACATGCGCTTGATGGTAAGACAACAGTTACATTGGTAAAACACGGTAAAGAATGGGGTAATGAGGAAGGTGGAGAAGTGCACACTCTTCATCCTGCAACTCTCAACCCTCTTAAGGATGATCCATTAGAAAAACCATTAATAAAACAAAAAAAAATAGATGAACAAGTATTATCCAGAATAGTGAATCGGATTTTTAATAGAAGTTATTAAGGAAAACAAACAATGAAGTCATTTAAAGAATTTCTCTTCGAAGATTATCTAAACGAGACACATACATCATCACATCACCAAGATGATGTCCATGGCATGGGAAAGGTGTTGTCCCAGTTCATGCAACATTTGTCATCTCCAACATGGGGTGGATTGTTAAGAGAGAAATATTTAAATGAAGTGACAGTGTTTGATACCAAGAATCCAAAATTGGCACAAAGAAATCTACCCAAAACTACTGCTATGATTAAAAAGGGTAATCGTGAATTGCCCGATGAAAATCTGCATAAAAGAATTCATGCTGGATTTTCTCAAGCACTAGAAGAAATGAAAACAGAAAAACCAGAAGTTACTCAACAGAAGGCAAAAGAAGCAAGAAAAGCTTATGAAGACTTTGCCAAATCAAGAGGGTTTAAGTCTGGTGGTAATATGTTAATTGAAAATGGTAAGACCAAAAAATCATCTGGTGAAGGTGTTCATACCAAAGGTCTATCATTGGCACCACATTCTGCCAGTGGTCTTAAAGATTTTGACGTATGTCCTAGAGCATCAAAAGAATGCCGTGCCAACTGTTTAGGTACAGAAGCTGGAGGAAACAGACAGTTTCCAGATTCCGCTCTTGCTAGCAAAGTTCTTAAGACACATTTCTTGGCATTGCATCCACATCATGCTGCTAGATTGCTTGATCATGAAATCGGTCAACATGTCAAAGATGCTGAAAAGAATGGCATGAAAGCTGGTGTTAGATTGAACGTGACTTCAGACATTCCTTATGAAAAATTCGCCAAACATTTGTTCGAACGCCATCCAACAGCACAATTCTATGATTATACCAAAATACATAAACGAGTTATGGATCAATCAAAAGAAGGCCATCCAAGCAATTATCATTTGACACTATCACATACTGGTACTGGACATGCTGAATCAAATGATAATCATGCAATCAATGCACTAAACCATGGTCATGTTGTTGCTATGGTTTATCAAAGAGGAAAAGGTGTTCCTGAACCAACACATGTTAAAGATGTCAAAACAGGTACAAAATATCCTATTGCTAACGGTGATGATGACGACAACACATTCGACAGACACGAAACACTAGGTGTAAGCAATAGACAAGGTGTTGTGTCTGGTCTAAGACTCAAAGGTGTTAAGAATGAAGATGCTGGTCATTTTGCCAATAAAGTAGATCCTGATGGAGTAATCAGAATAAACAAATGAAATCATTTAAAAGATTTATGATGGAATCAAAAATGGGAAGAGAATTATCAGATTCAATAGGATCTGCTGCTGAAAATAAACCTTATATGTATACAACAGCAGATTTTCATTCTGGTAACAGTCCGTTTCATGTTCAAAAAATAGGCAATCCTGTCAAATTTAAGATTAGTGATGGTACACATAAAGTCAAATCATTGGAACACGATGAAGAAGTGACTGTACCAAAAGGTCATGTCATTGTATCTAGACCAAATATAAAAGGCGATAAGCCATATTTTATGCCACCAAATAAGTTTGAAGAATTACACGACGGTATTGATTATGAAAAAGGCACAGCAACTCAGAGAGGTGTAACTAAAGAAGCATTCAAAGCACCACATGATGGTATTTTCCATCCGCCATGGTCAAAAGTACCACTTCATGTGAAAAAAGGTGATACGATTATTAAAAATGGTGATAATCCAAGAGATGTGGCTGCAATTGCTCCCGATGTATACAAACAAACATACAGAGAAATAAAAAAATAAGTGCGACATTTTGTCGCACTCATGCTAACTCATTGATATTCCATAATATTATTTTTTCTATGCATTTTTGACATATCAGGTATGCAAAAATAGAGGTTGACTTCCCTACCAAGACATGCTATATATAATGTATGATTCCTTCTCGTGGGAGTCATTCGCTCTTTGACATGAAAGGAACTATCAATGAAGCGGACGTGGACATCTCTCCACATCGTGGCTTTGGTTGTAGGTGGCTACATCGTAGCCACAGAAATCGGATCAAACGTGGAACACATAATCCACGGCACCGGTAGCTTCTACAATCCAGCGGTCTTCACTGCAATAGGTGTATCCATCGGTACAGTGTTTGCATTTACTATGGCGATGGATGCTTTAGAAGACTGGAAAAAGCTCTCATCTTGGGTTAATGCAACAGGGCTGGCAGCAGCATTCTTATTCGGCACAGCTTTCACCCTGACTACAACCCTTGATCGTACTGCAACCGCACGGGACTCACTTCTTTCTAAGAAATGGAAAGAAGATGACGAAATGGCGAATCTTGCTAAAATGTATCAAAACATATCTCTCCAGTCAACACAAGAATGTGGATCTGGTAGAGGTAAAAAGTGTGATGCATTGAGTGCCGAACGTTCTTCCATCGAACAGCGTATTCTTGCTAAACAAGAAGACCTTGACTCAATGGGAAAGCGGATACATAAGCTTACTGGTGGAATGATAAGTGTGTCAGCGGCATCTATCTTCCAACCAATGTTTATGCCGATCGCAATGTTCCTCATGGGCACATTCATGGTGGCATATGGCGTTAAAGGTAAGTTTGTGAAGCCTGAGTTTGATATTCAAACTCTGACTGGCATGGACTCGAAAGAGGACAAAGCTAAACGATACATTGAAAAGTATCGGGCAGCTAAGGGCTCAGCCCCTACCATCATGCAAGTCAAAACGGTTGCAGAGGTATCGTACCCGACTGCCAAGAAGTATCTCGCGAGGTACTCTTGAAAATATGGCCAGCTTTTGCTGGCCTTTTTTTTATATAAATACTGAATATTGATCAGGGAAAAAGAATGAAATCGTTTAAGCAATTTCTCAATAAAAGAGTTCTCACAGTATCAGCACTTGCTAAAAAGCATGATGTTGATGCAGATTATATTGAGAAACAATTGAAAAAAGGTATCAGAGTAGAACACGAACATACATCTAAATTGGCTGTTGCTCGTCGTATTGCTCTTGCTCACCTTGGTGAAAATCCTGACTACTATAAGAAATTGAAAAAGGTAGAAAAAACTAAAAAATGAATTTCGGATACCACAATAACCCCAATCTACCTAGAGCAGACTATAAGCACAACTTCACACAAGCTGAAATTGATGAGTTCAAAAAGTGTGCTGCTGATCCCATTTACTTTGCTATAACCTACATGAGAATCGTCAACGTCGATAAAGGTCTTATGCCTTTTGAGATGTGGGATTTTCAGAAAGAAATGCTTAAGACATTTCATGAGAATCGTTTCTCTATCTGCAAACTTCCAAGACAGGTAGGTAAGACAACAACATCGGTAGCATATCTACTTCATTATATTCTATTCAACGAAAATGTCAATGTTGCCATTCTAGCCAACAAGTCTCCAACTGCCCGTGAAATCATGGGCAGACTTCAGCTTGCGTTTGAATACTTACCATTCTTCCTTAAACAAGGTGTCATTGAATGGAATAAGGGATCCATTCATTTGGCCAATGGTTCAAAAGCAGTAGCAGACTCAACATCAGGTTCATCTGTACGTGGTAGATCGTTCAATGTTATCTTCCTGGACGAGTTTGCATTCGTTCCAAATAACATTGCCGAAGCATTCTTCATGTCAACATATCCTACAATTTCTTCTGGTAATACAACCAAAGTTATTATCGTATCAACACCAAATGGTCTAAATCTATTCTATAAGATGTGGACAGAAGCATTAGAAAAGAAAAGCTTGTATATACCCATTGAGATCCACTGGTCAATGGTACCAGGACGTGATGAAAAGTGGAAAGAGATTACTATTCGTAACACATCACCAGATCAGTTCCGGCAGGAATTTGAATGCGAATTTATCGGATCCACAAATACACTTATTCATCCATTGAAACTGAGATCACTTGTCTGGCACAATCCAATTCGTAAAGATATGGGCGACAGCTTTCATATATTCAAAGATCCAGAGTCAAACCACACATATGTTATGACAGTAGATGTGGCTGAAGGGCTAGGGCTAGACTACTCGACATTCTCGGTTATAGATGTAACATCATTTCCATACAGACAAGTAGCCAAGTATCGTAACAACAAGATACAGCCACTTATATTTCCTACATTAATTCTACAAGCAGCCAGATTATATAATGATGCATTTGTTCTGATAGAAATTAATTCTATTGGTCTTCAAGTTGCTGATATCCTACATTTTGAACTGGCTTATGAAAATCTTGTTAAAATTGAACTAAAAGGTAAACAAGGGCAACAACATACTCCTGGTTTTAAAAAGAAGATTGCTTATGGTCTCAAGACATCAAAGCAAACTAAAGCTATTGGATGCGCTAACCTCAAGACATTGGTCGAATCTGATAAACTGATACTGATTGATTATGACACGATTCAAGAACTAATGACATTCTCAGCAGATAAACAATCATTTAAGGCTGAAGAAGGCAATAATGATGACTTGGCTATGACCCTTGTTCATTTCGGTTGGTTAACATCTCAAAGATACTTCAAAGAAAACATCAA